TCTTGCTATCTCTACCGCTACTGGCGCAGACATCACTACTAATAACCTTGGTGGTTCCGCTGTCGGTGCTGTTGGTGTTTTTGTTGGTTGTGAGTATATAAATACTCAGGGTCAATTCATTAACGACCAATATTACCCATCCGGCACTACTGGTGTTGTTACTGCTAAGGTCATTACTGACCCTGATGTAGTATTTCAAGCACAATTAGATGGTGCAGGTGCTCAAACAGTTTTAGGCAATAATACGTTTTTTGCTGCTGTACAAAGCACATCAACTGGATCAACGACGACTGGTAACTCTACTAGTGCGTTAGACGCGACTGTTCAAACAGCAGCAGCGGCTTTTCGTATTATTGGGTTTGCTTCTGGAGCTGACTCTGCTATAGGCGATGCTTTTACAGATGTACTAGTTAAATTTAACCCCAGCGCACATTCGTATACGAATAACGTTGGACTATAAGGAGTAGTATAATATGGCTATTTCACGCGCCCAGCTCCTTAAAGAGCTACTTCCCGGTTTAAACGCGTTGTTTGGATTGGAATATGCAAAATATGGCGAAGAGCACGCCCAAATTTTTGAAACAGAATCTTCAGATCGCTCGTTTGAAGAAGAAACCAAACTATCCGGTTTCCAAGCCGCACCGGTCAAAAACGAAGGTTCAGCCATCGAATATGACAATGCGCAAGAAGCATGGAGTGCACGTTACGTGCATGAGACGGTTGCAATGGGTTTCTCAATTACTGAGGAAGCTATTGAAGATAACTTGTATGACTCACTGTCTGCTCGTTATACAAAGGCCCTAGCTCGTGCAATGGCGTACACTAAGCAAGTTAAAGCTGCGTCTATTTTGAACAATGGATTTGCTGCTGGCACCACTTACGGTGACGGACAGCCATTGCTCTCAACAGCGCATCCACTTGTTTCTGGTGGCACCAACTCGAACCGCCCAACTGTTGCAGCTGATCTTAACGAGACTTCCCTTGAAGCATCCGTTATTAATATCAGTCAGTGGACAGATGAGCGCGGATTGTTGATCGCTTCTCAGCCACGGAAGCTCATCATCCCACCAGCATTGCAATTCGTTGCAACTCGTCTGTTGGATACTGATGGTCGTGTAGGTACTGCGGATAACGATATTAACGCACTCCGCAACAACGGCTCTATCCCTGAAGGATATGCCGTCAACCACTACCTAACAGACACCAATGCTTGGTTCTTGATGACTGATGTGCCTAATGGCCTGAAGCACTTTGTTCGTACCCCAATGTCTACATCTATGGATGCTGACTTTGACACGGGCAATTCGCGCTACAAGGCTCGTGAGCGTTACTCTTTCGGGGTAAGTGATCCCCTTGGAGTTTACGGCTCTCCGGGCGCTTAATAGGGTTAGGGGGCAAACTATTTGCCCCCTTTCTATTTTTGTATTATAAGTTACCAATCCCTGACAGTTACGTCTCGTAGCTGACTAACCCAAGACAGGAGATTAACATGGGTACTTCTACTTTTTCTGGTCCTATTCGGGCTGGCAATATTCGCAATACTACCGGTACAACAGTAGGTTCAGACGTAGCAAACGTCGGATATGTTGTAATGACTCAACAGTATGTAGCGGATCTATCTGGTGGCGCTCTAGCTGCTGTAAACACTGACATCGTCATCCCCGCAGACTCTAAGATTGTTAACATTCTAGTTGACCTAGAAGTAGCAGCTAACGCTACTACCAATATTAGTGTTGGACAAGCAGGCGGTGGCGCAGCTACATTCCTTAACGCCCTAGCTACTGGCACTACTGTTGGTCTAAAGACTGTTACTACGCAAGGCGGCGGAACACTAGCGTGGAAAGACATTGGTTCTTCTGATTTACGTCTTAATGTAACTGCTTCAGCGAGTACTACCGCTGGTAGCGCAGTAATTACTGTAATGTATGCACAGGCGTTTGACACTGCAATTCAACCGTAATCGAGAGGTGATAACATGGCTGCTAATCTAGTACGCGCATTTAACTTCTCGCAGGGTGATACTGCGGCTCTCGTTGGTCCAAACCGCTCTCGTATACTAGGGGTATTGGTTAACGCCGCTGCCGCGTGTACGTTTCAATTGCGTAATGGCACCGCTAGTGGAGATGTTCTTTTAGACCTTACATTACCTGTAGGCTGGAACGAGGTGTATATACCCGCAGACGGTATATTAGCCCGTGACGGCTGTTTTGTTGCCGCACTTACTGGTTCTAGTAACGAAATAACTCTGATACTAGAGTAAGTCATGCGTTCTTACTATAAAAGCGGAGGCTCGGTTAAAAAGTCTGCCGCTTGGACTCGTAAGGAAGGTAAGAGTGAGTCTGGGGGTCTTAATCAGAAGGGCGTCGATAGTTACAAACGGGCAAATCCCGGCAGTAAATTAAAAACTGCGGTAACTACTAAACCAAGTAAACTGAAGAAAGGCTCCAAGGCTGCGAATAGACGCAAGTCTTTTTGCGCTCGCATGAAAGGTATGAAGAAGCGTAACACAAGTTCTAAGACGGCTAACGATCCAAACAGTCGTATTAATAAGAGCTTGCGGAAATGGAATTGCTGATGCCCGCTAAATCTAAGAAACAGCAGAAATTTATGGCAGCAGTAGCAAATAACCCCAAATTCGCTAAGGAAGTGGGGATACCTAAAACTGTAGGAGAAGAGTTTATGAAATCTAAGAAATATAACAGGGGCGGTATGACTGTTCCCGCTGGTGGAATGGGCGCTATGGGTGGAGTACCTATGGGTGGAGCACCTATGTCCGAAGAAGAAAAGCGTAAACGCGCTATGATGGCTAAAATGGCTGCTGCTCGTGCCGCTGGTGGCGGTGCCGCTCCTGCTGCTCCTGCTGCTCCTCTTGCTGCTCCAAGCATGGGTATGAAAAAAGGCGGCAAAGTTAAGAAGGTGTCTAAGGGTGGTAAAGTTCGTGGTTGCGGTATAGCTAAGCAAGGCGTCCGTAAAGCCAAAATGGTAAAAATGAAGGGTGCGTAATGCGTAGTTACTATAAAAAGCAGTAGTGGATGCGGCTACGTGTTGAGTTAGACCGTCGTAAGTCTGAAACTAAGTTATTGGTGGAAGTACAAGCGCACTTTAAAGGCAAGTAAACATGGGACTGGGTATTAAACATTACTTTAAAGACGGTAAAGAGCATAAGGGTAGTATGCACAAGCACCCCGATGGAACTCTTATGACTGGAAAAAGTATGTCTAAAACAGCTAAAAAATTGTTCCACTATGGCAAGCTCTCTAACAAAGCCAAAGTCAAAGCTAAATCAGCGTGGGGTAAATAATGGCTACATCAGGTACCACTACGTTCAATATGGACTTCACGGAGATCGCTGAAGAAGCGTGGGAACGTGCGGGACGTGAACTGCGTTCTGGATATGACCTCCGTACTGCACGTCGGTCTATGAACTTGATGACTATCGAGTGGCAAAACCGTGGGATCAATATGTGGACAATAGAGCAAGGCTCTCTTGACCTCGTGCAGGGACAGTCAACATATGCTTTACCTGACGACACTATTGATTTAATGGAACACCAAATACGTACGGGTGCAGGTAGCACCTCGTTACAGTCCGATCTTACTATAAGTCGTATTAGTGTGAGCACTTATGCCTCTGTCCCTAATAAGTTAACACAAGGTAGGCCAGTACAGATTTTTATTCACAGGAACAGCGGACAAACTTATCCTGTAGGAATCACATTGGCGGCTACAGTATCCAGCACAGATACTACAGTTACTTTGAGTGGAGTTTCTGATCTACCACCCGCAGGTTTTGTGAAGATTGAAGACGAAATAATAAACTATAGCAGTATTGCCGGTAGCGTTTTACAGAACTGTTTTAGAGGGCAACAAGGTACAACCGCAGTGGCACATACAGTGGGAGGCACTGCCATCCCCGTGTATTGGAAACAAGTCCCTGCGGCTACTGTATGGCCTATCCCTGATGGTACGCAAAGTTATCAACTTGTCTACTGGCGTATGCGTCGTATTGAAGACGCTGGTAATGGCGTACAAACCGCAGATATGAACTTTAGGTTCTTCCCCTCCTTGGTTGCAGGGTTAGCTTATTATATTGCTATGAAAGACCCACAGCTTGTAGAGCGAGTAGGTATGCTAAAACAAATTTATGATGAACAATTTGCCCTAGCTGCGCAGGAGGATCGTGAAAAAACCTCTGCGCGTTTTGTACCTAAAATAAGTAGAATATAATATGGGAGATAGGTTTGCATCTGCTAAGAAAGCCATTGCCCTGTGTGATGTTTGTGGGTTTCAATACAAACTAAAAGAGTTGCGCAACCTTGTTACTAAAGGGCGTGACACAGACATTAAAGCCTGTCCTGAGTGCTGGAACCCAGACCAGCCACAGAATAAATTAGGGGAATATCCTGTAAACGATCCGCAGGCTATACGAGACCCTAGGATAGATACAAGTCTTGGTGAAGCTGGGCCATACAGTAGTAGAGATATATATTGGGCATGGAACCCAGTAGGTGGAGGGGATGATCTGTTTGGGCTTACCCCTGATCCGCTAATTGGTACTAGCTATTTAGGGCAAGTTACCGTAAACATTACGTAGGAGTAGTGAAATGAACGTATTTGGAATGAAAAAAGTAAAGGTTATAAAGGATAAAGGCGTTAAACCCTATGGGGCAAAACCGAGCATGAAGGGCGTTAAAACTACGGGGGTTAAAATCCGTGGTACAGGCGCAGCTACAAAAGGAACTATGGCTCGTGGGCCAATGGGGTAAACTATGAACTATAGCGAGTTAAAAACAAATATTGAAACCATCACTGAAAACTCTTTCACTGATGACCAACTCGCTATGTTTACTGAACAAGCCGAACAGAAGATATATAACACTGTTCAAATTCCTGCTTTACGTAAAAACGTAACAGGAACACTTAGTTCAGGAAATAAATACCTTGGTGCGCCTACAGATTTCCTGTGGAGCTATTCACTAGCGGTTGTTGATAGTGCTGGAGACTACCATTACTTACTTAATAAAGATGTAAATTTTGTTAGGGAAGCATATCCTAGTGCTTCGTCGCAAGGATTACCGAAACATTACGCATATTTTGACGATGATTCGTTTCTCTTAGGGCCTACCCCTGATGGTGCGTATACAATGGAATTACATTATGGGTATTACCCTCAATCTATTGTTACAGCGGGGACTACATGGTTAGGTGATGAGTTTGATTCAGCGTTACTTAATGGGGCATTGATTGAGGCAATACGCTTTATGAAAGGCGAGCCTGATCTAGTACAGTTTTATGAACGTTTATATGTTCAATCGCTAAAACTGCTTAAAACTTTGGGTGATGGTAAACTTCGTGAAGATACATATCGCTCTGGGCAGTTTAGAATGAAAGTAGAATAGGAGATAAGCAATGGCAATATCACAAGCAATGGTAACTTCCTTCAAGAAAGCACTTCTTGATGGGGAGATGGACTTTAGTTCCAATACGTCTCAAGCGTTTAAAATAGCACTGTATACCAGTAGTGCTTCGTTGAGTGCGACTACTACCGCGTATTCAACAACTAATGAAGTATCCGGTACGGGTTATACAGCGGGTGGTAACACGTTATCTGTTGTAGCTCCTACAACATCTGGTACTACTGCGCTCCTAGATTTTGCAGATACTACGTGGAGCACAGCGACGATAACTGCACGGGGCGCACTTATTTACCAAACTGGCGGTTCAGTCCCTGCGGTTGCGGTCCTTAATTTTGGAGCTGATAAGACAGCAACAGCGGGTGATTTTACAATACAGTTCCCAGCCGCAGACGCTAGTAATGCTATAATTAGGATTGCGTAGGGTGACTGAATGCCATCATCAACATCATATGTAGGATGGGGTTCTACCGCATGGGGCCAAGGCTCTTGGGGTACGGACCTAATTATTGTAAGTGTTGATGGGGTTCAAGCTACAGCTAATCTTGGTACTGCTAGTGTAGCGGCAGATGCAAACGTCGC